TACAAAATATTTTTTATTCATTTCTCTCTCCTATATATACCTACAACTTTTAAAGTCATAGTAAAAAGGACCTACAGCAAACTGTAGGTCCTTATATTTTGGTGCGGATTGAGGGTTTATCCTAAATACTCCGCACCACTACTGCATTATTTAAACTCTACATTTCAAAAAGGGGCAAATAAGGGGCACCCCTTATAAATTTTCTTATATGAAAAAAGCCCCACATCAGAACTTGTCTGCCCTAAAAGGGATGTGAGGGGTTTGTCTTTAATATCATTATACCATAACTCTATTACAAGTCCATACATCCACCTTTGCATGGTAAGGAGATAGATTAGATCACTTCCTTAATGTTTAAAAGCTACCCCTATAATTGCACCACCACTTAATACTTGTGATACATTTCGTTGCATCCGCAAGCGTTTAATGGTTTTCTTGTCATTCTCTATTTGCCCTTTCAATTCGGTCAAAGAGTTCTGCATTTCGTTTAAGGTAATCTCTTGCTTCATTGATTGAAGCTTTGCTTGTGTCAATTCGTTCTCCAATTTGTTGATTGTATTGTGTGCTTCGGTCAACTCGTTCTTTTGCTTCATGACTAAGTTCTGTGCTTCTGTCAATGGAACGCTGGATGCTTCGATTAAGTTCAAGGCTTTCTCGTTGTTTGCTTTCAATTCGTTCCACTGTGTTAAGGGTATTGTTATCGTTGCTTCCTGTTGGTTCATGGAAGATGTACCAGATGCAAAAGATAGAGATGAACACAATAATACCGATAACAGCATAACGATAGTTAATACCATTAATTGTAGTTTTGACTTTCTCATACATATTTACCCCCTAATACATATAATTAACATCTACTTCTGCACCTGCTACATATCCACTGTCACTGTATTGCCAAATCTTAACATCTGGATAGTCACATTCTGTTGATCCATATTGTGCGCACCATACAGGAACGCTTGGCATCTGACTATATGCATATGTTTCATCCCACAATAAGGAATACCCACTATAGATGCCTACATTATTAAATCCTGCTTGCCATAATCTATTTACAAATCTGCTCATGCAGTTAGTCATATCTTGAGATGTAAGTGCGCCAGCATTAATATATGCACGTAGTTGAGTGTGTTCTTCATAGTCATACCAAATGCCAGCTTGTAGATGCCAATCAGTATACCCATATGCATTTAATGTATTGATTACCCATTCTGCTTCTTGTACTGCTGTGGCTTCTGTATATGCATGGCTAAAGTAATACACACCTACTTCCAAGCCTGCTTCTAATGCTGCAGTCATATGTTCTTCAAAATATTCATCCACATTATACGCTTCACCTAGCTTAATAATAACAAATTCATTGCCTTCTGCTTTAGCCTGTTCCATTCGTTCAAGATTAAAATAAGGATTGCCGTTATAATCTTCTTGCCACGCTGAAATATCAAACCCTTTTCTCACTTTTTCTCACTCCTTTCTGTAATATTTGGTAATGGCGGTATTTTTGGTTGTTCCTCTAATTTATCTGGTATTCCGTTTCCGTCCTTATCAATCCACAATGCAAGGAAGCCTACAAGTGCAGTTAGAACAGAAGGTATGAATATATGATCTATGATATTAATGCCTACATTAATCAATTTATTCATATCATCTGAAACATATCCTTGACTGAATACCATTACATATTCTGCTACTACCAATAAAATAGGCACTAGCATTGTTAGTACTAGCGCCCTTGTTGCCCACATCCCTGTTGGATGAATATTGGCTATCTTTATAGAATTGTATGATTTTTTAATTGAATTAATGAGCTTTTGAGGTATGTTCATGAAGTTCATCCTTAATATCCTCAACACGTACTTCTAATGCTTCAACCTTTGCAGATAGTAATACTTGCTTGCTTTCAGCTTTAATTCGTTCTGCACGTGATAATTTAATTTCATCCTTTAAATCTTTTAGCGTATCAGTTAATACACCCCATTTTTCTTGAAAGATAAGATTATCTTGCATCCGTTGTGAGTCTAATTGTTGTAACAACGGAATAATCAACAATCTATATCCTGCACCTGCAACAACACCCACTATTGTGAGTGTTGTTAAAATATCGTTCAGTTCGAACTGCCATGTCCACATCCCTTTATGCTTTCCTCCAATATCCGATAATATCAATAATATACCTAGTGTTTACTGGCACACCCCAGCCCTTAATCATACGGCTATTTCGTTCAACATAAATACTATTGTTATTTACATTAATACTTCTTTCAATTGCTCTTACTGCTACAGGTGCATTTGGTGGTAATGTAGCCACTATCCCCCCATTTCCTGACGGACTCATCAGTTTGAAGTCAAAGTGTAAATACCCCCAACCAGTCAAAGGGTCAAATGCTAAATATCCTCTATCCACACCATGCTCACCTGCTATTGCCGTTCCCCAAACAACTTCATATATTTCGATTGGTTGCGAAGTTGCTTGTCCACCACCGCTTCCAGGGTCTCCTTTAGGACCTTTTAAAGCCAGTAATTGTTCTGCCGTAAAATCAGAATATCTAAATGGTTCGCCTTTATCACCCTTTGGCCCTTTAAGTGCATTAAGTTGGTCTTGCGTGAAGTCAGAATATTTAAAAGGTTCCCCTTTAGGCCCTGGTGGCCCTTGTGTACTTGATGTGTACTGATTAATTTCTGCTTTCTTAACATACTCACTTAATTCAGATTTTTGAGCGAAGGACTGACCCTCTAGTTTATTAACGTAACGATTAGAAGCATCTCCAGGTGTTAATGCATATTGAGCAATCTCGTTTTTCTTAATAAAAGTACCCAAATCATTCTTATATGCAAATGTTTGAGTTGCCCAACCTTTTTGAGCATAATTATTAACCGCATCTGTGTTAGACAAATAATTATTTAACTCTGTTTTAAGTGCATATTTTGGGTCTCCTAGCATAGTAAGGTAGTTCCTTATATCCACTTTTTTTAGGTAAAGATTTTCGGCATCTTGTTTAGTTGTATATGCTGATAAATCTACATTAGCACCAGTACCAGGCGGTCCTGGTGGGCCTTGTTCACCTCTAGGGCCTTTTAAATTCTCTAATTGTTCTTGTGTGAACATATCATAAGTAAAAGGCTTTCCGTCTTTACCAGGTGGGCCTTGAATACCCTGTATCCCTTGTTCGCCGTTTAGTCCGTCAATACCATTCTTACCAGGTTCGCCCTTTGGCCCTGGAGGGCCAGGAGGCCCTTGCTCTCCTGGTTCACCCTTCGGCCCTTGCAATTTAATAATTTGGGTATTATCTTTGACAATGATTTTATCATCATCATTAGACTTTATATGAATATTTTCATCACTCATATTATTTCCCCCTATTGCTAACGCCTTCACATATTGTGATTTCACCTTTTATTAAACATTTGATAGGCTTATTACCACTCCACAAAAACAAATCCCAGTAGTGCTTACCACGGCTTAATGTATCTGTGTCCAAAGATAAAATGATTTTGCACAGCTCATCATTTTCTAACCCATCTTGAGATACAGATATATCAAACTTTGCCTTGTACTCCTCATCTGTTGGATATTTTCTAACACATGCAAATAGGCTTTCACTATCTACCATATTGGTATAACCAACATTTAGAGTAATTGTTTCTCCTTTAATCACATTAAAGTTGTGTAGGACCGGTAGTTTCATCTTCACGCACCTCGTCCAATTCCATTAAGTCATTATGGATGCATCCTTCTGTTGGGCATGTTCCATCCTCATTTAATGTTTCATAGCACCATTCACAGAACTTCATTACAGGAATATCACTTTTAATTTCAAATGTTTCCATTATTTCACCGCCTTAATTTTTAATACCATTTCTTGATTCAGTTTCTTAAACTGATCTTGCAAGTCGGTAATATCGCCATTAATCAAGCGACGTCTTAATAACATTTGTTCTAACGTTTCAAAACGCCCATTGTAATAATTTCTAATTTCAGCGATTTTTTCCGCCTTTGTTGGCTCTTTTGCTTGCGGTTCAACGAACTTGCCATCTACATAGAATTTGCCTTTCATAAACTCGTCAAGCATGTTGTCACCGTTTTCGGAGTAAATGTAATCGGCAGCATCTGGCCATTGTTCTTTTGCAGTTGTTAACAACTGTTCTTTTGTTACTGTGTTATCCACAATGGACGTAATTCTCTCGCCCATCTCATTTAAAATAAATATATATTGATTCATAGTAATATCCTTTCGGAGGTTAAATTATGCGCCGTCACCTTGTTATATTAAAACGTATGCAACGCAATATCATTACATTAAGGCAACTATTTAACGAGTGGTTGCCGATTCACTCACGGTCTGTTTCTAAGAGTGCTATTAAGTCTTATCACATTGCTTTTAAACACATATCCAACATAGCGGATATGCCTATCACGGATATTCATTTTCAGCACCTCCAAAATGTGATTAATTCCATGCACGTAAAAGGACTTTCCTACTCATCATGTAAGAAAGTCCGTACATTACTTAATCAATTATTTAATTACGCTATTATACAAGATTATCCTATCACTAATTACGCCTTACACTTAAATCTAGGCCCCAATGTGCCAACAATTAGAAGAAGAGTATTCACTCGCCAACAAATCAACAAATTATGGGCGATAGATACATCTTATTCTCGCATGATTTTAATACTGCTCTACACAGGGCTCCGCATAAGTGAGCTACTTAATTTACGTAGGCAGGATATCAATAGACGATCATCATACCTTATTGTGAGACACGCTAAAACAAAAGCCGGTGAAGGTCGTATTATTCCCATTCATCACCGCATCATGCCTATAATAGAGCAACTACATACTAGAGATTACCTATTCACTATCAGCTACACATCATTCCGTAAGCATTTCCAGGATATTATGAAGTATCTTAACTGCAAGCACACTATCCACGATACTAGGCACACATTCGCAAGTTTACTTGATGCGGTTGCATCACCTAACGCATTACGTTCCTTACTAGGTCACAAACAAGGCGATATTACCACTAGGGTATACACGCATAAAACTATTCGTGAGCTACGTAAAACCATAGAATTATTAAAATAACTCCCCAGTGGGGATTAACTTGGTTCTTAAATCAGAATACATATTGTGATATAACATTGCCTATTGCGTGTAAGGTGTTAGTTGCATTGTGCACCGATGACTCCGCAAGTACAACCACAAGAGGGGATGAGTTTTATGTGTCTTGGAACAGTGGCTTCTCAAATAATAATAGAGCTTCTATACGCTTTTTAACTAACCGAGGAAATGCAGGTAACTTTACCTGGATGTGTGTAGGAATTAGCTAATCACCTAATTACCTACTGCAATGGACCTCCACCCAGGCCGTCGTTCTATAGTCACTTATTAAAATCTCTCCAGTGGGGAAAAGTTTTTAACGCACAGCAAAACTCGTATATTAGTTATCCAATAGCGTTTACTACAGTATTTAGTATTTCAGGTACAGATATAAATACTGAAGGGGACCCTCTGGTAATATCTATGTTTTTAACAGATAATACAAGATTTATGTTAACAGGTCGGCGTATAGCCCTTGGTAGGACTACTTTGTGGTGTAATTGGATAGCCGTTGGTATATCCTAATACCCAGTGGGGAGTTGGTGGTCAAGATAATGTCGTAAAAACGGAAGTAATATTCCCTA